CCTGTCTTGGCATTCTTCTTACCTGACTTGTATCCTTGCCATGCTGGTGTGTTACCTTTCTTATCAGCATTGGTAACAGTATACTCTTCTTTTGCCTCTTGCTTACGCTTTGATGCAGCAGCAGCATAGAATTTAGATGCTTGCTTGACTCGCTTCTTAGCACCTTCTCTATCTCCAGCAACTGCTTTCTTTCCACGATCAACATCAGCAGCCTTAGATGCTTTCTGAAGTGTGTCAGAGGATAGCTCGTGAAGTACCTCTTCTTTTTTAGTATTCATAATAGCTCCTTTGCCATATTTTGCGGTGATCTGTGATTTAACAATATCAAGTGCAGACTTACCTTTACCATATTTCTTTTCTGTCTCTTTCTGTAAGACAGTTTTACCCTTCATCTTCTTACCACTAGATCTACTAGGGGTTGACTTACGATCAGAACCATCGTGTCCGATACCATACTTTACGAGACGATCATCTCGCATCCTATCGTAACCTTCTTCTCCGAGGTTTACTGATTCAGTCTCAACATACTGAGACTTATCACCTTTGATCTTTTTATCTCCACGGTTTGATCTATGGAGTGCTCTCCTTAGTTTACCATGACCAGCAACGTTATGACTGACACCAAACTTACGAACGTTTCTGTCCTTCTCTTTGGTCTCAGGAGACTTACCTGCGTCTACCTTTGCCTCGTCGATGATATGCTTATTGTGCTGTTTAGTTGTATGATCCATAGATCCACACTTACCACAACACTTCTTCTCTCCGTGTGCCACGTTAGCCTCCAACAACTTGGACTTGCTCTACAATGACATCTGCACTACCAGCAGTTAATTTAACTGCACGTTGCACCACAGGTCTTGTACCAGCTTCAACCTTAGCAGTTGCTAATGCATAATCAGCAGATGCACCAGATGCATCAATATCAGTAGTAATAGTAGAGTCAGTAATAGATGCGACTATTTTGCCACTACCAGCAGCAGAGACAAACGCTGCAACAAATGCAGTGTCACCACCATTAGAAGTAGAAATATAATCTTGAGCCGCAAAGTTATGCCTTTGTCCAGCACCACCAGTAATGGTGAGTACCGTAGGATTGGCATCCGTTGCTGCCTCTATTGTAGCTGACTTAGGTTTACCAACTGAGATTAACTCAGGGACTCCTGCTGCCAAAGTAATGGCAGGACCAGCATCAACTTGTATAGATGACGCTGAAGTTGCTAGGACACGCACTACTCCAGACTTAACTGTTATGTATGCGGTTCCAGAACCACTTACTGTTTGCGTATCTAATACGTTTAATACCGACATGACTTAATACTTTCCTACTATGTTATTTATCTTGCTTTTGTTTTAGGAACTTAGCAAGTTCTGCTGTGCTACCAACAAACATGGTGTTGTTAGTAACTTGTTTGTCTGCTGAGGATCCTTTAGGATTCTCAATTTCATTGACTTTTTTATGAAGATCAGCAAGTTTATCAGCAACGTCACCGACATGCTTGATCATTTGACCTGCTACTTCATACGCCCTTGGTTGATCACTGCTCTGAGCCACTTCGAGGATGCCGTCCACCGCTTCCTGACCTTTTTCAATAAGCGAGTAGAGATTTGCCCTCGTGTAGTCATAGTCTTTCTTGAGTTGCTCCGTAGTCGTCGTTGGTACAACTTCCATCTTATGCTCCTTTTTAGGAACAATAGATGTTTCAACGTCCAAAGCCTCTTCGATCCCATCAAACTGTTTCATCTTGTCCTGTAGTTGGGTTCCACTGTTGGGAATCAACAAACTCACTCGTTAGCTCATTGAATCCAAAGTTATCATCTGCATTAGCGTCAACAGGATCAGGTTGTACTGAGTACCTGATCTCTCTTGGTGCATTAGGTGCATTCTCAGTATCAGTTGAGTAATCAACTATTGCCTTCTTAATAACATCACCAGACTTATCTTGGACAGGACCGTATAGGTAAGTCTTAGCAACGAATTGTAAGGTATATACTAATGTTCTACGAGTATCATAGTCACCTTCATAAACATCTTCATAATTTATTGATGTTAATGTAACAGGATAGTCCCTACTCTCATCCATTGTTGGAACTAGATTCAATGTAATATTGAAACTAGGTTGAAAGAAAGGTAATATCTGCTCAAGAATCTGAAGACCATCGTCTTGATTCTTTGCCATTATTGCCAACTCAAAATTCAAATTATATGGTACTGGCATGAAGGATTTAAACTCCTTACCATCAGCTTGTGTGTTCCTGATATATTGTGTAGGAGATACCTTTCTAGTTGCATCATAATTAAATCCTTGTATCTCAAAGGATATTCTAGGAAGAGTTATCTGAGTAGAAGTCTTATTAAGACCAACAGAACGTAAACGCTCTAAGAATTTCTGACGGGGACCATATGCCAAAGGCACCTTCATCACCTCAGTCTTTCCTGATGTCACACGACGCAATTCAATATTATTGAACAGCGTACCAAAACCGACTACTGTCTTCTTGATAATTTCGTGATATGAATATGTTCCTAACATTAGATACTACTTCCTTTGTTTCCAAACTCACCAAAGGGATTAGCCTCAGTGAAGTCAATGATATTATCAGCCTGAGTTTCAATTTGCCAGTTGGCCTCAGAATCTGTGTTTTGATTATTTAGGGTATTATATGTAGCACTTGTCCATGCAGCACTAGATGTGTCTCCTGTAATAGTCTCAGGTATACTAAAGATACCAGATCTATTGTATACCACCAACTGACGTGTGGCACTATTCCAAGACTTGACTGTAGCAGTTACATTAGAGTTACCACCTGTAACAATCTCATCAGCAACAAAGTCTCCACTACCACCTTCAGCAACATTGAGACTTATTGCATTGGCATAGTTGACCTCAATTGCATCAACCGCAGTGATTCCTGTGTCGAAGTCTTCGTCACTGTACTGGAAGAGTTCACAGCGTAAACCCCACGTATATTGCTTACCCAATGTAAAAAATGGGACTTCATACTCGACAAACTGGATCTCAAAGATCTTATCTGCCATGGGGAAGTATACGAGATCGCCTTCATTTGGTCTACCCTCCACTATTAAGGTTGCGTTGTCATCGACGGCAGCAGTAAACCTAGTACGTGATATAACAAAAGTACATTGATCTGCTATCTGCACACCAAACTTGGTAAACATATCACCGTCACCACGAAAGCCCGTGTTGTCTTCGATGTATGCTTCTATTTCATACGCACCATCAAACTTTGACATAGTATCTTCACCAAACACTGTGTCTTCTTTTACTAAAGTCCGAGGTATGTAATAAACATTCTTACCGAACATCTTAATTTGCTCATCGACAAGACTCTGTTGTAAGTCTTGCTCACCTGTAGATCCTTGAGAAAAATAAGTGTTAGTAGCCATGTTATCCTATCATATCTAGTGGTGGAGTTTCCCATTCTGTACGTAGTTGCTCATCCAAATCTTTTAACTCTTGGACTGCATCATTGTATATCATCTCTCCATTGAGAGTAACACCGCCAGGCATCTGGACATTTTGGAATTTGGTCATATTCTGACCCCACTGCTTCTTAATCTTAGCAGCAGCATAGTCTTTAACCCACATCTGATTGTATATCTCAGTCCAAGTTGTAGGATCTAATGCTCTCCAACACTTGACAACAATATAACTGTCAAGTAAAGCATCTGCTTCCCAATCAAAGTCTATGTAAAGACGATCTTGGACAGACTGATATCTTATAGGTTTCAATCCTTCCAATAAGAAATCAATAGTCTCTAGATGTTGTTGTATCATATAATAATGATAAAACTGTGTAGACGTAAAGTCATACAAGTCATTCAATCTCATTTGATATCTAATATCAAAGATGTTCGCAGTACCCTTATCAGTAAATGAGAAGAGACCTTCTATAGATTGAATATGATCAGGTACCTCAATATATGTCTGCCCCTCTTTCCAAGAATCATTACCTGCCTTAGATGTAATAGCAGTATCCGATGCAGCAGCTGACCTGTCCAATACATCCTGAGTTATCTTATGCTTTAGATATACTCTCTCAGCACCTTCATAATGGAACTGTTGAAACTTCTCTATAGTATAATCAATAGCATCATCGCATTGATCATCAGAGACGTTGATCTCTAGTACAGGTTTACCTAACCTGCGTAAAGCATATTCTTTTAATTCAGCTTTGGAAGTGGGTTTTGCCATTTACTTATCTTGCGAGAGCGGCTAGTGCTGCCTTAAGTTGTGCGACGGTTGTTATAGAAGCGTCATTACCAATAGCATTCAATTCAGTATAGATATCATCGATATCACTATCGTTGGTGGTTGCCTGTGTACCTTGTGCAGCAGTTGCAAATGCAGTAGATGCAGCGACAGCAGCAGATCCAAGTCCAAGGGTTGTCCTTGCAGCAGCAGCGTCTGCGTCATCAATCAGAGTGCCACCGAAGGTGCTTACAGCAGACGCAGCGAGTGCGTTGTCAGCAGTTGTACCTTGTGCAGCAGTAGCGAAGTCACCAGTTGCAGCAACAGCAGCAGTGCCTAATCCTAATGTGGATCTGGCAGCAGCAGCGTCTGCATCATCAACCAATGTTAGACCGAAAGCACTAACAGCAGAGGCATCAAGTTTTCCAGTTATACCTGCTGTTACACGAGCATCAGCACGAGCGTTAGTGAAGTATAGATTAGTTGATCCTTCAGATAGATCGTCAGTATCAGCAGCAGCAATTCTTGCATCTGCAAGAGTATTCACCTCAGCATCAGTTCTCTCAGTAAAGGAGATAACACCTGTGCTACTGTTGTATGCTAGGTCTCCGCTAACAGAGATGTGTCCTCTAGTGCGAGCAGCAGTTGTAAATAGATTTGTGGATCCTTCTGTGATGTTATCGGTGTCGATGTCAGACTGAGTAACAGAAAGTGTGCCACCTGAATGTGAAATACCTGTGCCATATGTAAAGTGTGTCCTTGTTCTGGCAGCAGTAGTAAAGAGATTTGTTGATCCCTCAGTTATTGTGTCGGTATTAACGTCTGCCTGAGTAACAGATAGTGTGTATGTATTAGCACCATCGTCATATACCTTAGTAACACCAGTACCAGCGATGATAACAGCATTCAATCTGTCATCTACTCTCTCATCAGTATAATACTTGTTGGTTGATCCTTCTGCTACGTCATCTGTATCATGGTTGGATAGAGATGCGATAGTTGTTGGGATTGTATATGAGAATACACCAGTAGAAGCATTATATGATAGATCTCCACTAGCAGACACATGTCCACGTGTCCTTGCAGCAGTAATAAAGAGATTAGTAGAACCTTCAGTTACGTTATCAGTATTAATGTCTGCCTGAGTAACAGAAAGTTCTCCACCACCCGACAACTCAACACCAGTACCATACGTGAAGTGAGTCCTCGTTCTAGCTGCAGTGGTGAAGAGGTTGGTAGATCCTTCAGTGAAGTTGTCAGTATTAAGATC